GTAGTATCAGTTTCCCAAACATCAGTTTCTAGACCATACTGGAATGTGTTAAAGAATGATGTCTGATATGGAGATACCTTAAATCTATTCTTTCCAGTAAACTGTGGCACCCAGTTAGTTTGCTGACCCCAATGGTCGGCAATATTGAATACCTCAAATAGAGTCCTCTCTTGGTTTAGATAATCTTGTTCATTTTTATTCCACTGAGCCATTAATCACTCCAACCTAATCTTTCTGGACGATATCTTTGTGAATTTTTAATTTTTAAAGTATTTGATTCTGATGGATAAATGTTATGAACAACAGCACCAGGATATTGACCTTGTAGTTCTTCTGCTAATTCATTTTTAGAAGGCATTGATCCTTCAATCTCAAGTCTATATATCTTCCCTTCCCAGACAACATCTGCCACATATGACTCAGTAGCAGGTTCTGGTTGGGAAGATCCCCCTACATTGAGGGTGCCGTTAAAGTCACCGTTGATGGTGATACTTTCTTGTAGAAATTGTTGAAAACTTTTCACTTTATACTCCCTTTACTGGTGGTTTTGGTTTCAATTTATCCTCATCATATTTTTTCTGTGCATCAGAGTGAACTTTTCTCATTAGACCACCAAGAAGTCTATCACTTCCAACTTGTCCTTCTTTTACAAACTGTTTGAAGTTTTTCATCAGTAACTACCAAACTTACGATATGCTTGACCTTTCACATTATCCATTTTTTGTTCAGGAGTACGCATATCTAAAGGTCTTTGCATAATTTTTTTACCTTGGGGGGTTCTTATGGGACCAAGTGGTTTTGGTGCGATTTGTTCTAAAAATTGTTTGAAGGTTTTCATTAGCATCTCCAGCGACGACGTGCTTTACAAATTGCTTTATCGGGGTCTTTTGAGCAATCAATGTTATGCATATCTTGTTGCCCCTTTGAACGAGCGCAGAAAGACTTTCTACGCTTTGATCTTCCTGGACCAGGATCTTTTTCAGTTACAGCAGTCTTAAGTTTGGAACCTGGGTTCTCACGGCGATAAGCATTAACTGCTTTCTGACTCATACCATCGGTCTTATCACCTTTGTTGACCTTCTGCCAATCTTCCATAAACTGACCGAAGGATTTATTTCCTTCCTTTACGCAACGGTTGTAAGTTTTACCGAAGAGTTTTTGAGTTCCTACTTTCTTATAACCTTTCCAACACTTCTTTGCTTCTTCAAGCATTCTACTTCCAATACCATCAGTTGCCTGAAGTGGTTCTGGTTTAATAATATCGATTGACTCAATTTCTAATGCTTTAAAATCATCTCTCCAGTTGGAGTAATCATAATTTTCGTTCTTTGTTTTATTTCCCCAATTAGCAGCACCAACTTTACGACACTTAACTAAAGCACCAGATGCATATGCACTTGGCCAAACATCATATCTTGATTTTACTTTCTTGTAGCAAGCATCTTTCTTACCCTCTTCACCAATCATTTCACCTTGTGGTTCAAAGTGTGCTTTTTCAAGATTTGCAGATTTTTTAGGAGTTGATGGGATAACTTTTCCACCACCATACTTCGGTGCTAACTTTTGAAGCAGTTTATCTGGTCCACCATAAAGGGTTGCATCAACTGCTTCTGCCGTAACAATTTTTGCTTTTCCTTTTCTTTCTGGATTTGGATCTTCTCTACGCTTTTTCTTTGCTCTTCTTTCTCTCTCATCCTTACTCATTGATGCACGATCATCGGCATCACGGCAGAAAGGTTTGGTGGTTTGACCTGGTTGTTTAGCGCAGGGTTTGCCATCATACTTACCACCTGCCTGAACCCATCCACCACCTTTGAACCAATCACGAAGAGAATACCCAGAATCTTTTGCTGACTTACCATCACGCTTTGCTTCATCCATATATGAGGAAGCAGCATCAGTATTATGTTCGGTATCAGTAATTTTTGCCTGAACCCAAGCAGGAATATTTCTTTCCTTTTTACCAAGTGCTTTTCTCAATTTTCTGATATTTTCTTCAGACTTTTTCAATTGAGTTTGTGCCATTGACACTTCATGATCTTTTTCTTTTGCTTCATTCATTTTCTTTTTACGACCCTGACAGTGAGCACGTTGAGAAAACCCTTTTGGGTTGTCACAGTTAATGGATTTTTTATACTTATCAGACCAACCCATTAGAATTTAAGATTCTTCTTTATTATTTAGAAAACCTTGCTTGAGTAGTTTTGAAAGTTCTGCCGTTGAACCAACAAACAGTGCATTATTCGTAACATTATTTGTTGTTGTTTTTTCACTAACATCTTCAATGTCTTTAATCTTTTTCTGAAGATCGACTAATTTATCAGTTACGTCTCCAACACTTTTTATCAATTGACCAGCAACTTCATATGCTCTTGGACTTGCACCTTCCCCAGCAACTTCCAAAATTCCATTAATTGCCTCTTGACCTTTTTCGATCAGAGAATACAATTGTCCTCTACTATATTCATAATCTTTTTTAATATCACTTGATTGTGATTTTACACTTTGGATTTCTGTAGTAGTTTTTTCTACTTCGACTATTTCAGTCTCGGTATTTAAAACCTTGCTGATACTATCAAAATTTTCTGACATAAGAATCTATCACAAATCAATTTGTCTAGTTGGACTAAAATCTGCACCATTATCGAAGAAATCTAAAGATTCACTGAATCCAAAATCATCTCCTGGAGCAATGAGTGCATCATCTGCGGTACTCAATACATTGAATTGAGTACCACTATTATGCGTCTGTGCAATTGTTCCACTATATGCTCTCTTAACGGTAATTGAATTACTCGTCAGTGATGAGATCTTCATAATTTCACTATTAAGAATAATACGATCCCCAACAGAGAGTGGAGATGTATCATTGACTGAAATATTAGTTTCTGAAACGGTTACATCTTCTGTAATAATTGCTCCAGTATCATTATCATAATCTTTTGTTGCAGTAGGAGTTGCTGTATAACGCATCTCTCTTCTTGCTCTTACAGTATCTGTACTGCTGTAGTAATCAACCTGAACCTTACGAATAATACCTTCGGTGCTGTCTGCGATTGGACCGAACAGATATGTTTTTGCTGTAAATTGTAGAGTGTAAATTAGTGCTCTTCTCGTGGAAAAATCACCCTCATAATCATCTTGGAAATTAATACTTTCAAGAACAATAGGAATATCTCTCTTCTCACCGATAGAATCTACTAATTCTACTGTGATATTAAATGATGGTTGAAAATATGGTAAAATTTGTTCAATAATCTGCAGTGCATCATCATTTAACTTTGTAAGAATATTAAGTTCAAATCCAATATTATATGGAACGGGCATATAGACTTTTTTGATCCTACTATTATTGTCTACTGCCTTAAATGTTTGGGTTACCGAAGTCTTTCTTGTGGCATCATATTGAATACTGTTCATCTCAAAGGACATTCTTGGCAAACTAATTTGAGTCGCTTTATTCAAATCTGCTTGCTGCTCAATTCTTGCCAAAAACTTCTGCATAGGTCCATATGCAAGAGGGACCTTTATCTCACTAATTGTATTGTTTGACGAATCGTTATGCTTAATGTAGATCTGATTAAACAGAGTTCCAAAAGATATAACAGTTTTACGAAGTATTTCGTGATAAAAATAAGTCCCTAGCATCAATAACTACCAAATGGATTTGACTGAGTGAAATCTAGAATCAGATCTGCCTCTGTTTCTATTTCATCGTTTTGTGTGTATTTATCGTAAATATCATCTTGACTATGTTCTTTGATTGAGAAAGTTGCAGAAGAACCAACACCAATCAAAGTTTCTCCCAAAGTAAATGTGCCACTAACATTAGAAACTTTGAGGAGATTTGTAGTATCATCCCAACTCTTAACTCTTGCTCTGGTTCCAGATGAGGATCCAACAACTTCTTCATTAAACTGATAAGTTCCAATACCTGCTATTAGTGATGGATTTCCAATAGTAACAGTTGGAGTTGAACTATATCCATATCCTGGATTTGTGATCCTAATCGCAGTAACAATACCACCTGTAGAAATACCAGCAACGGCAGTTGCAGTCGATAGACCAGTAAGTGTATTTGTATACTGCTTATCTGCAGCACTATTACCAATGCTTACTACTGGTGCAGTTGCATATCCAGAACCAGAATTAGTTATTGTAATTCCTGTGACAACACCAACAGAATTGGTATGTGCAGTTCCCTCTGCCGTTGTTCCAACACCAACAGGTGCTGCAAAGGTTACAGAAACTGTAGTAGATGGAAGATAGAAGTTTCCACCAGAGAATACGGTTGCTCCAGTAACAGATCCAATACCATTGATTGTTGAAGATGCAGTTGCACCAGCACCAACTGGAGGTGTAATGGTGACCGTTGGTGCAACTACGTAACCAGAACCACCACCATCGACAGATAGGGATATGACGCCATTTTGAGTTGTTTCAATTGAGCAAGTTGCTGCAGCACCAGTTCCACCACCACCTTCAATGTAAATCGTTGGTGCTTCAGTGTAACCAAATCCAGCGTTTGTAAGTCTTATTTCTTGTATAGAAAATACTCCAGCACGACTTGTTGTTATTGCAACGGCAGTTGCTGTACTTCCAGTAACATCTGGAGCATCAGTAAACCTAATAACAGGTGTTGAAGTATATCCACTACCATCATTATTCAGGAACACCTCCCTTACATAACCACTATTGATGAGTGCAGAAGCAGTTGCAGTAGCACCAATTCCAAGAAGTGTGAGAGTAGTGATATAACCCTCTTCCTGAACCTGTTCATCGATCTCATCGATAGAAGTATCGATAACTTCATCTTCATATTCGAAGAGTTCACATTTCAGTTGATAAACGTAATTTTTACCTAACTGATAAAAAGGATCTTCGTGCTCTACAAATTTAACTTCAAATAATCTTTGTCCTAGTGGAAAATAAACTAAATCACCTTCCCTTGGGCGACTAGATAAAACAATTTCGTCATCACTCTCCGCCTCTAAAAATGGAGAGATAAAATCTTCATATCTTTCCCTAGAGATGGTAATAGTTAATTCATCTCTCAAAGAAATTCCAAATTTTGTTAATATGTCTCCAGATCCAGAATGACCCTCATATGTGTTCACATATGCTTCAATAATATAATTATCATCAAATTTTGATGATTGTATTTCTCTCAATATACTATCTTTTTTTACAAACTTTCTTGGAATGTATGTAATATCTACACCATACATCCTCAATTGCTCATTAATCAATTCCTGGACAAGTCTTTGTTCAGTCTGTGATCCCTGTAAAAAGAACGGATTAAGTGCCATTATCCAATAAGATCGAGGGGTGGTAATTCGTGCTCAAGCATCATTGTCTGCTTGAGTTGATCTAGTTCTCTTTCAGCATCTTCATAGATTTCTCTACCGTTGAGTTCAATACCACCCGGCAGTTTAACTCCTCTAAATTTAATCAAGTTTTGACCCCATTGACGCTTAATCAATGAAGTAAGATATTTTTTAACAAAACTATCGTTATAAACTCCAGAATAATCACTTGGATCTAAAATTCTATAGCAATCAATAACTAGGAAATTGCCTGCAGACTGTTGATTCCAATCAATATCCAAATACAATCTATCTTGTCTCTTATTGTATCTAACTTGCTTATCTGTCGTTAATAAAAAGTCAATATCTTCCAAATAACTCTTAGTCATCGAATACTGTAGGAGTTCTACAGAATTGAAATAATAAAGATCATTTAGGAATAGTTGATATTTAATACTGAACATTCCTCCAGAAATGCTACTAGTATCAAATTTAAATACCTTTTCAATTCCAACTACAGAGTCTGGAATTTGAATAAAGTTTGAGTTTTCGTAAAAATTTGAAGTAGTTGTTCCGTATCCATCAATATTAGTGGATGTTGCTGAAGTTGTTACAATACCAACTCCACTAGTTCCAGATGCTCTACCTCTATCAACGTCTGATTGTTGAATCTCATACTTTAGATACATCCTTTCAACACCATCAAAGTGGCGTTCTTGGAAGTATTGGAAGGCATCATCAACAAGATCATCAATTTGATCATCATCAACGTTGATCTCTAGTACAGGAGCACCTAATCTTCTCAAACAATAATCAATAAGTTCTTGTCTTGTTGATGGTTTTGCCATTATTCAACCTCTGAGTTTTGATAATCTTCAGTTTTTTTAGTTGATTTTTGTTTGAGAGGGGAACTTTGTCCCCCCTTTGCTTCTAGCAATTGCATTAGCAATTGCTCTTTTTCAACTTCAAAATCTTTAGTTAAAGATTGTAATTTTGCTTCTAATAAAATGTTTTGATTTGTTAGTGCTGCTATTTTTTGATTATAAAGACCAACTAAAACATTAATGTCAACTTCACTATTCATGATTTCTAGAACGTACCCCCGTCAATTGTTGTTGTCCAAACAGGTCTATCACTATATGTAGTAGAGACAACGGTGGGATTAATTGAGATGTTAGTACCTTCTTTCAGAAGATCATTTGTAGTATCAAATGTTCCCTGTACACCAATCAAAGTAACGCTGCTGCTTGAGGAAGTGGTTGATTTAACCATTCCATATGCAGAGGAGTTATTTGCCTGAGTAATCTGCTGACCAGCAGTGAAACTATGTGTTCCACTTAAGGTGAGAACAATCTCAGTCACCGCAGTCATTATCTGCGTTGAAGTAAATGTTGCTGCAGAAGGTGCTGTTGTAGATCTCTGTAAACCAGTGCTATCAAAGTAGACAATACCGTGAGTAGAGAAATCTCCAGATTGATAGTAGATACCTTTAATATCTAAGAAACCTTTTGTTCCAGATACTACGCTGTTTGAAACACTAGCGTCGGGGACAAAAGTCCATCTTCTACTGTCATTTGCGTGAGATTCAAAAACTCCGCTAGTTGCAATTGAATTATCATCAAAACCAAAGAAACCAGTTTTGTTATTACTAGTTCCACTACTTGTGTTATAATTGAATGAAACACCTCTATCGGTATTTGTATCAAAAGCGTGAGTAATAGTTAACTGTGTAGAAATACCAATTTGAGCAGTAGTATTACCTTCGATTGATACAACTTTTGTGCCAGTATTATAATACTTAATAGTTCTGTCTGCGTCAGATGCAGGAAGACCTGTTACACCAACATTACTAATAACATCACCAGTATTAATACCAACGATAGAATCTAAAGTAATTTCAGTTGTTCCACTGCCAACTACCGCCATAACGGTTCTTTGGCTAGTTACATCACCAAGATTCAGAATTGGTTCATTAACTGTAACTGAACTAGAGTTAACAGTTGTAGTTGTACCATCAACTTGAAGGTCACCCTTAATGATAACAGTACCTTCATTACTTAACCCATCAGGATATGGGTCAATATACAGAGTATTTCCGTGACCAGATTTTGTTGAAATTATATTGGAACTAATTCCAACACCATCAATTATTACTTCACCAATATTTGTAAATGGTCCAGTATGTGTTAAAACACCGGTGATATCGATAGTATCGGTAAGAGAATCTCCAAGAATTGTATTACCAAATACTGTAAAATCTTGTTGAACACTTACATCACCATCAAAAGTTGTGTCTCCACTAACAATAAAATCGGCACCAACGTAAAGATCACTTGCAATGCCAACACCACCAGCAACTCTTAAAGCTCCTGTAGTTGGGCTAGAAGCATCTGTAGTTGCTGCAATAGAAACAAATGATGTATTTGTCGCACTTTCAAAAGTAACGGAAGTTGCACTTGATTGTGCGCCAATTGTTACTGTTGTGGCATTAGGAACATCAAAAGTCGCATTATTGATTGTTGTGATGCCAGTATTAGCACCAATATCAATTGAGGTTCCTTCACCAAAAGCATTAACATGGGTTACAGTTGAATCAAAAAGATTTAATGATGTATTATTACTTGTTACGTCACCACCATCAATATTAAGATCACCATCTAAATCGACAGTGGCATTATGAATAGTGGCAATGCCCGAAGAAGCACCAATATCAATATTTGTACCAGCACCAAATGCGTTGATATGGGTTACATTGGCATCAAATAAATTGAGAGTTGAGTTGTTGCTTGTTACGTCCCCACCTTCTACCGCTAAATCACTAGCGATATTGACAGTTCCAGCAATACCAACACCACCATCTACGACAAGAGCACCAGTAGTAGAATCTGATGAGTGTGTAGTTGTCTCAATTCTTACTTGAGCAACAGTACTGTCAAAAGACCAAGATGCACCTTCTACCTGAACTCTATCGGTTGATGCCTCATCATAGTAAATTCTAGCATCATTATCTGTGCCAAATTGGAAGTGAATATCATCAGCAACTCTAATATCTGCAGTTGCTCCAGCACCACCTCTTTCAAAGAAGATCGCATCTTTGGCAGTATCATATGACAATCTAATGTCATCACTTGTACCAAATTGCAATTCATCATCATCTAGGAACTGAACTCTACCAGTTCCATCTGGGGTGATTGTGATATGACCGTCGGTATCAGTAGAAGTTAGAGCATTTCCGTCTAACCTTAAATTATCTACATTCCATTGATCAACCTTGCGGTTTTGATCGACAATTGCAACAAATCCGTTTGCTGCTGTTGTTGCGTTTGCAGCAGCTGCAACAGAACCTGGAGTGTTGCTTAAAAGATCTGTATAATACTGACCACCAATCAGTTGTGGGTTGCTAGAACTGTCACCAATAAAGAATCTTTGTCCTCTATTTGCTTGAGTGCCGCCACCAATAGTATACGCTAATTCACCATAATTTAGTGTTGATGGTGCAGAAGTACCAGTAGATCTTTTGACCCTAATGATACTTGCCATTAAAAGCTACCTCCGTTAATGTCTAAATTCTGCGTAGTTCCTGGTGTCAATTCTAAAGTTGCATCCCATTTATTTGTTGTAGCATTATAAACAAGGACCATACCATTAGAAAGGGTACTGGCATTGACGTCACTTAATCCAGATAAAGTTCCTGAAGTGTCTCCAGAAATAGATGAAACAACTTTGATTGAATTTTGTTGTCCTACTCTTACTTTAATATCTGCCATTAGAGTGTCATAGATTTACGGGTTTTCAAAGGATTATATTAAAAGTCCATTTAATGGTCAGGATCTAAAATATATTTATACTAGCAGTTTTCTATGAGTTTAATGCCCATGAGGAAACAACCTCTTGCTGCTTTAAATATAATTTAATATAAGATTTGGCAATTTCTCTCAAAGTCTCTATCGAGTCACATTGATCAATTTCTGATGCATACTTAAAATATTCAAAACTTTTACTCAAATTTTCTAGTTCAATTTTATCTGGATTCATGTCCATTAATTAACTCCATTAGTAAATTTTTGATTTGCTGAACGTCAGATTTTAATTCAGCAATTTCATCTTTTTGTCTCTGACGTTCTTTTTTCATTCTAATATACTGGTTATATTCCAATGTGTCAGAATTGACAATCGCTCCAGTTTTTTCATCTCTAAAAAGATTATTATGTCCTTCAATTGGTATCATTATGCTAGTGCAATTGCTCTTAAATCACGGAATCTTGGAGTATAGGATTCATTAGTACCATTCATAACAACTTTAATTACAAATCCATTAAATTCTTCAAGATTATCGGCAGTATACTGATATTCTAGGAATTCATCATCATTACTTGCTTTTACAAAAGCATCGGAAGAACCATCGTTTAAATTTACATTAATTATGGTATCTCCAAAACCATCACCATCAGTATCTGTGAGATTATTATAACCAGGGAACAATTCATAAGTTTGATCAATTTCACTTGAATCAGATCTAAACAATCTGTAAAGAACTCTAAAATCACTTGAAGCATTTCTATAAGCGGTTAACAGAACCTTCAAGGAAGTTGCTGGTTTTGATAGAGTAATCTTATTAGAAATATAAACAGATGCGTGTGGATCACCAGTCAACTGATTTGATCTAGGATCTGTAACGTAATTTAGAACTGGTTTATTCAATCTGTTTCTATTAAATACAAATGTTGCTGCTTCCGAAAGATCGATAACAGGAGAAACATTTGTGTTATTAGTTTCCATTCTGATACCAAGAGTTAAAGACTTACTCCTTGGTAAGGAACTCAAACGGTTTGTTTCGTTAACTCTTGAGCAAACTATTCTTGGTGTAGAAAGTTCATTCACTTGATTTAACAATACATTTTCATATCCTTGATCGATGAATGAAGATTCAGATCCACCAGCACTTGTTCCAGAAACTGTTCTAATATTTGAACTAACAGTAGTGTTTTCTGGGGATATAACATTAAATTGTGGAATAATTTCATTGAACTGAATATTTTGTGTCGCTCTACACGCAGATCCTCCAAGTGTGCTTTGATTATTAAATGATAGTTGAGTATCACCAGTTGCTTTATCGGATCTATCAAATTCTAGATGATAAGTATCAATATCTCTTTCAGTCTTCAAAGTTGAATTAGTTGGCATACTGTGTGAGGTATTGATCCTTGTTAAGGATACGCCATTGATTTCATACTTATAAATTAAGTCCCCACTTGAATGATTTCTAACTGTCGATTCATCTATTCCTCTACCGTTGGTAGCAATAGTCAAAGCATTTGAAGAAACTGCAGTGTAAGAAATAATTTCTTCATTTACCAAAATATAACCAGGATTTGATGCTGTAACTGGAGCACCTTCAAAGGTTGTGAAATTGGAAGTATTTGCAATAGAAATAGTAGTGTTTGTTGAAGTAATATTTGCAGTTAATGCCTCCGATTGTGTATTTGGTACTACTCCTCTAATATTTACGATATTGTTATCGGCGTGCATTCCGTGATTATAATGAGATACCTCAAATATATTTCCAGTATAGAGATCACTTGGAACAACAGACTGACCGAGGATTGTAGTACCAGCAAGTGAAACTTGTGTAGTTCCTTGATAGTAAGATAGTGTTTGATTGTTGGTAAACTCTTGACCAGAAACGTTGGTCAAGAACAATTTATCAATATTTGGAACTGATTGAACACTAATTGTTGCTCCGTTTCCTTGCGAAACTGCACTGGTAGTGATTCCAAGGAGATCACCAACTCTATATCCAGTTCCAGTATTGGCGATAGAAACACTTGCTAATGTATTAGATGTAATTGTTACAGTCGCTGTAGCACCACTTCCATATCCTGTCAATGTGTATAATGGAACATTGGAGTAAGTTCCATTTGAATATCCAGCACCAACGTTAGTTGTTGAAACTACGCCAATATTGCCACCAATATACTCTACATATCCATATGCATCACCTTCACCAACTTTAGTTCCTGGTTGGATAATGGTATTGAGACCATAAGTTGTGGTGATACCAACATTAAGTTTTCTTGGTAAAGTTTTGATTGGGTTGTTGATTAATACTGGAATGTTAGCATCAATTTCAGCATAAGTGCTTCCAATAGATAATGTTGGGTTGTGGAAATATGCGGTTCCACTTGTTGAGGTGAAACTTGCCTTGTAGAACTTAAACTTAAGATCTTCATATACACTTGGAGTCCAAATAGATCCATTTTGAGACTTGAACAGATTTCCGCCAACATACTGATTGGAGTAAATTACCTGTTCAGCGTTTGGAAGTGTTTGAGTTGCCACTGTTGCACTGTTAGACTCTGCAATCCAAACTTTATAATCATCAGAAGATGGGCAGGACAAGGAAAGTGCATACTGTTTGTTTGGTTGCAAATAAATTGGTGATGGGAAGGTAACTTTAGTTGCAGTTGCACCATTAGAAGATGTTGTAATATCAGATGGTGAAAGTTCTGCTCTAGCAAAGTCTTGGATTACCTTATTTTTAGGTGTTCCACCAATATCAGTTTCTCTAATTTCAACAAAAACCTTTTCAGTATCATCTTTTCCACTGAAATATAGATCAACAGCAGTTAAGAATCCACCTTCATTATCTGTTCTAAATGTTTGTGCTAGTGGATCTTTTCTCAAGGCACTTAATGGAAGTGCTGGTGGAGATTTACGAACTGTTAAACTTTCACTATAAACAGAAGAATCTACAATTCCAGATCCATAGAAAGTTGTTTCTGTAAATGTAACTGTTGAAGCAGATGAATTTGTAGAACTTGAAGATAACTTAAATGTCTTGGAACCAACTTTAAATGTTGCCGATGGTGCTGGATTTGTGAGGGGATTTCTGATAAAGAAGCAACCTACCAAATCTCCAACAGAATCTGTTGTAAGGGTTTGTGCTGAAACAGTTGCCTGTGCAGAACTTGTTCCTCCAACCAATCTCATTCCAGATGGTGCATATCCATAGAATCTTCCATCTGCATCATCTGCTAAAGAATAGGTATCAATGTTTAATACAGTAGAAGATGAAGAATAAGAAGCTATACTTCCATTGGTTGAATATGGGTTTTCAGAATATGTTGTAGATGGATTAGAATATGTTCCAGTTTTGTGATTGGAGTTAGCAACTCTAAAAGCAGCAACTTTTTTACCATTCAAATAACCATAAACAGTTTCTCCTGCTTGGAATGTGCCAGAAGACATTGTAATTTTCAAAAGTTTTGGAACAACATCAATATTAGAATTTCCTGCAAAGAAAGAATAGTAATTTGTTGTTGGTGTTAATCCACTTGCCCTAAATTCTACATTTCTTGATCTAAATTTATCACTAGGAGTTGAACTTGGAGTTAGATTTGCAATGTAAGTATTTGACCAATTGCTTTGAGTTCTTGAAACAACACTATTCTCACTATTAATAGTTCTAACCCAAGTATCAGAAGAAGGTGTAAGTTTTACAAATCCATTATAGTTTGATACACCAAAAGGATTGATCGTTTCTTGTTTTGTTGCAAATGATTGCTCAAGATTAGTCCAAGCAATCTCGGAATAATTAAGAGTAACTAGATCACCAGTTTTCTTTACATTACTATCTTGTAGATCAAAATTTGTTGAGAAATCTGCAGTGTTTACATCGACTGAAGATGCTGGAGAAATTCTGGATTTGAGTGAGTAAGAACTTATATCAGATCTTAATTCACTATCTTCATTGTTGGTATCAATGCATAC